CCTCAATGAAGAATGTCACTTTGAATTTCTCATTGACATCCATATCATCACGATTCCTCGTCTTAATCTCTTCAAGCCAGAAATCAATCCTAAGGGATGTATTTCCATCCTTACTCTCTCCAAGATATTCAAATTGCTTGCTGTCCTCTTTGGGAGTCCATCCCAGCAATTCTTCAAACTCCTCTGCAGAAGGGTTTATACCAATTACCTTCGCCTCAAACAGCCCTACATATTTAGGCTGTTCTACAAAATTTACATTCTCTTTTACTTTTCCACCAATTGCCATAGTCTACATTTTTAATTATTTATAATACTCATTTATATCTCCAAATAAAACTTTTAAATATTCCTACTTTATTTCTCTTAATCGCATTACTTAATGATGATTTTCTACAATCAATAGATAAAGCAGCTTCTGTAAGAGACTTAAATGATTGTATAAGATTTTCATTCATATCATATTGTAATACTGTCTTAGAAAATTTAAGTTTAGTTGTTTCTAAACAAGGTTTTCCTTTATTAATCTCAGATAATTTTCTTTTAGTTTCTTCAGAGACTATCTTACCCTTATGAGATTTACTTATTCGTTCTCTTACATCTTTAGGACGAGGAACCCCTCTCAATTTAATACTTTTTATCTTCTGACATTCTTCTGAAAATATCTGATTGTTATTTCCATCTCCACCATCTGTCATGTTCTTCAGATTAAACCCATTTTCCTTAATATGATTTATCCAATATCTCTCCTTCTCCTGCCAATTATCTTGATTTACTTCTTCTAATATATCTACGAAGAACTGTTTATCTTCTCTGATTTGTTTATTTAACCACCTATAGAACCAAGTATCATATCTGAATCTATCTCTATTCAAGTGTTGTTTTACTCTTAAATCAAGACTCTTAGCCTTTCCTACATATATAGGAAGCCAATCCTCATCTGAAAATACATATATACAGAACATTAACTATAAATTGTTTCCCAATAAGTTTTTATCTCATTATCATCATTTACTTTTGATATAAGAATTCTACCTTTTAATAGAGGATTCCTACTTCCAGCAACAATACTGTCATTAATCACATCAAAATTCAGATATCTTTCATTACCATCAGCTACAAGTTTAGCAAGAGCGGTTACCTTAGAAGCAAATATGGTTTTAAGTTTTCCTGTCAGAGCAATCTCACTACCCACCACTTCTTCTTTACCTCCAGCATCTTTGATGTACTTATCAGCAATATGACCAGCATATATTCTATAAGGACTTATTTGCCTAAAGAACTCTACCTGCTGTAAGAACCACCTTCTCGTATACTGATATCCTGCACCATCAGGAAGAGTAAGAACAGATTTCCATTCAGGATCATTGTATTCAAGTTTTTCTCCGTCAGGTACACCATTCTTACGATTGAATTTTTTTCCTATGATACTATTCATATACATAAGGGTAGCACCAAGTTCAGACAAATCATCCAAATCAGTAAGACCATCTATGATCAGATAATCATATTTACCCTTATTATCAAGTAAGAGTTTACGATATGAAATGTAATTCTGGTAACTATTCCACCTATCATCCTCTTGAGAAGTATAGGTACTAAGTTTTCTGGAAGGAATATATTCATATCCTCCCTTTTCAAGATCTAACACAATTGCATTATGTGTCGTAGTAAAATGTCCAAGAATAGCACTCTTACCCATTTTGGGTATAGATACTATCACTAAATCTCTAGGGGCCGTAATGGTTACAGGTGTAATCTCATCAGGCAATTTCGTTCCTGTTATACTCATATTTTAATCATTTTAATTATAAAGATAATCAAATTTTCTCAGAAAACATTATACTTTCCGAAGGAATTATCTCAGTTCTAAGATAATCTTCAATTATTCTGAGCTTACCCATTGCCTTCTCAACAGCATCTTCCTTTTTTTCAATAAGATTACCTGCATAAGTGATAGTTCCAGCCATTTGCACACCATCTACAAAAGTGGCGTAATACACGTCACCGTTCTCTTTAATTTGTTTAATTAATTCTACTTTCATAATTATAATTTTTATTATTTATCCTAATAGTCTGTCATATTCCTCTTGTGTAATATTACCCTGATGAAGATTAATTTTAGTACGAAGTATGTTAATTAAATCCTCTACTTCATCCCCATCAAGAGGCACGTCTTCTTCTCCATCCTTATATTCAGAAATAATTTGTTGTAAGGTTAAATCTATCCAACTTGTAGGTGCTGTCCTATTATCATAATAGTCATGTACAAGGTCATCTATATCATCCCCCATTTGAATATCTAACATCTTTTGAGATCCATTCATAGGATTAAAAAATACATTACACCACTTTTCTATAAATTCTTTCTTTGTCATACATATTTAATTTATTAGGTCTGTACCACCAATTCCTACCAAGATACACATCTCCCCACTCCACTATATTTCCCCATTTAGTAACTCTTTGATTAAGAGGACTTCTAAAACATTGATTTCGTTTAGTTATCAAATAATACCATCTTACCAAGCTTTTCATACATATTTAATTTTATTCTTATCAAACATTGCAAGTGATCCATTGAGCCAATCAATTTCTTTCTTTTCCGTAGAACACACAATCCAAATCGAAGCCTTCTTCTCAGGATTGTTATATTCCATACTCATACATCTGTTCACCCTTTGTGTCATAGTTTCTGGATTGCTGTCAAAATGATTAATTATCACCTTGTTAAGGGGTAAATAAGTCACACCAGAATTACCAATCTTAACTACTGCTAAGTGTTTTGATACTCCTCCTACAAAATCATCCCATACATCCTTCTCACTACTCTTACTATGATAGGAAGGTATTCCCAAGCTATCAGCTATTTCAGTACGTCCACAAAAGACTAATAAGCGTTCATCCTTGAATTTCTCAATAAGCCTTATGGTAGCATCTCTCTTGGCTATGGAAGACTGAAGTATGCCAATCATCTTCAGTTTCATATGAAATGAAGGCTTCTCCTCTCTTTCCAACTTATCTACCACCCATTTGTAATTGGCAAACTTCTTCTTCTCAGTAGTTCGTTTTCCGTTATAATCATTCATTATTCTATCATCAAGAGACACCCTTACTACATTGATTTCATAATCTGGAAGAATTCCCTCTTTAATAGCCATCTCAATTGAATATTTTGCCACTACAGGCAATGAGAGCTCTTCTGAGAGCCCTTTAGCTGTCCAACGGGACAATGTTCCAGTGAGCCCTAAAACGCACCTACGGGCTTGTGAAGCGATGAGAGTCTTACATATTTCAATCTGAGCATCGCTTAATAGATGACACTCATCAAGAATTACTAAATCAAACCTCTCTTGAGCGTATTTATGCAATGAAAGGAATGTTGTCCATCTAACAGAAGGAGAAACAAACCCAAACTTATCAAAGTCTTCCAACCAGGAATCCCTGATTTTATTATCTGGATAGGCTATTAACACTGTCTTAGGCTTAATCTTCTCCATTATCAAGAGTGATATCCTAATCTTACCTAACCTCGGAGCAGCATTGATTATCCCAAACTTCCCATAGTCTATCCATCTATCAGCCAGTTCCTGCTGTCTAACATCTCTCAATCCCATTCTTTCTCAAGTTTTAATACTTCAAAAGGAACCCTATCGAATGCTATTCTTCTTTTCCATTCAGATTTATCAAATACTGATTTACCATTTATCTGAATTCCATGCTTCTTCCAATAAGGCTGAATTATAATACTCTTCTGTGTAAAAGCAATTATTCTCCCCTTATACAGAGTAGCATGAAGATAGGGAGTAGCAAATAGCACTTCATCTCCCAACCTAAGTTCATTATCTAAATAATCATATAATTGTGTCATTTTTCAAGAAAGAATGTATGATCAACTACACTTTGGTAGTCATCATCGGTTATTACACTTTGTTTCTTTAATTCCTTGAATCTACCTATAGCACCCATAAATCCAAGACCAATTCTTAGATTGTCCAACCCATAGCTGTTTTTAATCAGCCTCAAGCTCCTAAAATAATTGTTTCCATTACTACCTATCAGCTTGTCCAATTCATATTTGGAGGGATCTTTCACCTTATACCTGACAGGATCAAACATTCCTATCACCACATCAGCATCCTCTTGAGGAACTGCAGATTCTTTAAAATCCTCTAAATTAGGTTCAACATCTCCATTCCTAAGCCTTACAACATTAGAAATCTCTCTATTAAACTGCTGTACTGCAACTGGCG